GAATACCGAGGCCGTCGTTAATGGATTGATGGCAGATGTGAGCGACTTTATCGCGGGTAACGTCAGCCAGTCCTCTACATACCTTGGATTCAGTGGTCTGAAGATCTTCAACAATGTGCCTTTGGCGGAACGTATCCCTGAAAGTGTATTGCAGGCCGATGGTGGCGCATCTGCAGGCTGAGCATTCACAGAGGCTGTTCAATGAGCGGCCTCGATAATTGCCCAGCAATTGCAAACGATAATCATTATTTAATGGGTCCTCCCGGCGGGGCGGCCTTCCACGGGGCGGCGCGCTCGCGGGAATCGGCTAGTTTTCTGGATCCATGGTCATCATCATCATTTGCGCAGGTTTTTGATTTTATTGATGCCTGTTTTGCAATGATGTCGAAACGGTTAAAAAGTGTTCACCATCATGGATCAGGAAATCGCTTCTCTGAAGCTGAATATTAATCAGCTGGCGGGCATAACCAATGTCCACCGCCAGACGGTGGCCGCCAGGCTGAAAAATGTCGAACCAGCACCGGGCAGCAACAGCAAACTAAAACTGTTTTTAGTGACCGACGTTCTGGCTGAATTAATGATCCCCACGGTTGCAACCAGTCTGGAGGATATGCCACCGGCGGACAGGCTGGCGCACTGGAAGGCGGAGAACGAGCGGATCAAGTTTGAGCAGGATACGGGGCAGCTTATACCGGCAGATGAAGTGGCCAGAGAGTTTTCAGTCATGGCTAAAGCCGTTGTGATGGTGCTCGAAACGCTCCCCGATGTACTCGAGCGAGATTGCGCGCTTTCCCCTGCAGCGGTTGCCCGGGTGCAGAGTGTGATTGACGATTTGCGCGACCAGATGGCCCAAAAGGTCATGGAAGCCGAAGCAGAGGAGGTTGAGCCAGAGGAGGACTGATGGAAAAGCGGGCATCCGCCAGGGGGATCCGCCGGGATGTCTCCGGAATTTTACGCGCGCCACGCCGCATGCTGGTTGCCGACGCGGTAGCCGAATATATGCGTGTGCCGATGGGCGCCGGTAACTCGGTCCCATGGGATCCTAATCTGGCCCCATATGTTATAGAGCCGATGAACTGCCTGGCATCGCGTGAGTACGATGCTGTGGTATTCGTTGGCCCCGCGCGAACGGGTAAGACGATTGGCCTGATTGACGGATGGATCGTATACAGCATTGTTTGTGATCCGGCGGATATGCTGGTTATTCAGGTATCAGAAGAAAAAGCACGTGAACACTCGAAAAAACGTCTGGACCGGACATTCCGATGCAGCCCTGAAGTAAAAACCAGATTGAGTCCGCGTCGTAACGATAACAACGTTCACGATCGTACTTTCCGCGCTGGTAACTATCTGAAACTTGGCTGGCCCTCAGTCAATATTATGTCCTCGTCGGACTATAAATTTGTTGCGCTAACCGACTACGACCGCTTCCCGGAAGACATCGACGGGGAGGGGGACGGATTCTCGCTTGCCTCCAAACGTACTACTACGTTTATGTCTTCGGGTATGACCCTGGTCGAAAGCTCACCGGGCCGCGACATTCTCGATACGAAATGGCGGCAGAGTTCACCCCATGAAGCACCTCCCACGACGGGCGTGTTGTCGCTGTATAACCGCGGCGACCGCCGGCGGCTTTACTGGCCTTGCCCGCATTGTGGGGAATATTTTCAGCCTGAAGTTGCCAACATGACGGGCTACCGTGACAGGACGGACCTAGTCACAGCCAGCGAAGCGGCCTATCTGCAATGCCCGGCCTGCAAAGGAAAAGTGCTTCCTGCGATGAAGCGCGAGCTGAACATGAAAAGCGTCTGGCTACGTGACGGGCAGTCAATTGATCGGGATGGAAACATTACAGGGGAGGGCCGGCGGTCACGCATTGCTTCTTTCTGGATGGAAGGGCCAGCAGCTGCTTACCAGACCTGGTCACAGCTAATTTATAAATATCTGGCGGCTGAGCAGGAATACGAAAAAACCCAAAGCGAAGAGACACTAAAAACGGTCGTTAACACTGACTTTGGTCGCCCTTATCTTCCGCGCGCGAGTACCGAACAGCGTAAAAGCGAATTGCTCGAACAGCGGGCCGAGGATGTCCCGAAACGTTGTGTGCCTGATGGTGTTTGTTTCCTGGTGGCGACTGTCGACGTGCAGGGGGGACGTAATCGCCGCTTTGTCGTTCAGGTTACTGGCTACGGAAGCATGGGCGAACGGTGGCTGGTGGACCGTTACAACATTCGCCAGTCGCTCCGGTGCGACGCGAACGGTGAAAGCCTGCCTATCGACCCAGCCAGTTACCCGGAGGACTGGGATCTGCTGCTGACTGATGTCTTTTACAAGACGTGGCGAATGGCATCCGATCCCCGCCGGTGTATGCGCCTGATGGCAATGGCAGTCGATTCCGGCGGTGAAGATGGTGTCACCGATAATGCCTATCGATTCTGGCGTAAATGCCGTCGGGAGGGAATTGGCCGGAATGTTTACCTGTTTAAAGGTGACGGTCATCGACGCGAAAAGCTGATCACCCAATCCCTGCCAGATAACACCGGCCGTTCAGCGCGCCGGGCGAAAGCCGCCGGGGATGTTCCTCTTTATCTGCTGCAAACCAATGACCTCAAAGACCGGGTAAACAACGCCTTGTGGCGCGATACCCCCGGACCGAACTACATCCATTTCCCGAAGTGGCTGGGAAGCTGGTTTTACGACGAACTGACTTATGAGGAGCGTGATTCTGATGGCAAATGGAGTAAGCCAGGGCGCGGCGCCAACGAAGCTTTTGACCTGCTGGTTTACGCTGATGCGCTGGTTATCCTTCGCGGATACGAAAAAATTAAATGGCCTGATGCGCCTGAATGGGCGAGGAGGGAAACGTGGATGGAGAACGTGCCGCAGGAAACTGGCGAAGAAGCACCCCCGGCGCCAGCGCCTGTCCAGACCAAAAAGCGCAAACGCAAAAAAACCGTAACAGATGACGCTAACCCATGGGCCACCTCAGGAGGCTGGTTGTGAATAAAAGTGATATTGAGGCCATGATCCAGCGCTATGCCGAAGCGGAAATGGCGGTACTGGATGGCAAATCCATCAAATTTAATGGTCAGGAAATGACCATGGAAAACCTGTCTGAAATCCGCAAAGGACGACAGGAATGGGAGCGGCGCCTTTCTTCCCTGAATAATAAGCGCCGGGGACGGCCTGGCTACAAACTGGCGAGGTTGTAATGTCTCTACTTGATGATGCGATTGGTGTCATTTCCCCTGGCTGGAAGGCCGCAAGGCTACGCTCACGCGCCATGATACAGGCATATGAGGCCGTTAAGCCCACACGCACCCACAAAGCCCGTCGGGAAAATCGTTCGGCTGATCAACTCAGCCAGATGGGGGCTGCCTCGTTGCGGGAGCAGGCGCGGTGGCTTGATAATAACCACGATTTAGTGATTGGCATTTTCGATAAGCTTGAAGAGCGGGTGGTAGGTAAAAGCGGGATTATCGTGGAGCCGCATCCGAAGCTCAAGAACGGCAAGATCGCTAAAAAGCTGGCGGCGGATATCCGTCAGAAATGGGGTGAATGGTCTATTCGACCAGAAGTGACCCATCAGTTTACCCGCCCCATGCTGGAGCGCCTGATGTTACGCAGCTGGTTGCGCGACGGGGAGGTTTTTGCACAGATAGTCAGCGGCACAGGCAATGGCCTGACGCCTACCGCCGGGGTGCCGTTCTGGCTGGAAGCTCTGGAAGCTGATTTTGTTCCCCAGACCAGCAGCGAGTCGGACAAGCTAAATCAGGGGGTATATACCGATAACTGGGGCAGGCCGAAGGGCTATCTGGTCTATAAAAGCCAGCCGGTCTCTGGTCGTCAGATGGATACCAAACGGATTGATGCAGAAAATATGCTGCACCTGAAGTTTGTCCGGCGGCTGCATCAGACGCGCGGTACCTCCCTGTTATCCGGGGTGCTGATGCGTCTCAGTGCGCTGAAAGAGTATGAAGATGCCGAGCTGACAGCAGCCCGCATCGCCGCCGCCCTCGGGATGTATATCAAAAAAGGGGATGGGCAAAGCTGGGATGAAAACGCCGGTAAGGATGATGATCGTGAGCTGAATATTCAGCCCGGCATTATCTACGACGACCTGCTGCCTGGCGAGGATATCGGCATGGTGAAATCCGATCGCCCGAATCCCAATCTTGAAACCTTCCGCAACGGCCAGCTGCGTGCCGTTTCCGCCGGCAGCCGCCTGAGTTTTTCCAGTACCGCCAGAAACTACAACGGCACTTACAGTGCTCAGCGGCAGGAGCTGGTGGAATCGACAGACGGTTATCTCATTCTTCAGGACTGGTTTATTGGGGCCGTGACGCGTCCGATGTATCGCGCCTGGCTGAAGATGGCTGTCGCCAGCGGCCAAATTACTTTACCACGCGGGCTGGATATCGAGTCTTTATACACCGCAGTGTATTCCGGTCCCGTGATGCCATGGATTGATCCCGTCAAGGAGGCTAATGCCTGGAAGGCTCAAATCCGTGGTGGCGCGGCGACGGAGTCAGACTGGGTTCGCGCCAGTGGGCGCCATCCGGATGATGTTAAAGCGCGCCGCAAGGCCGAAATAGACGAAAACCGTGAGCAGGGGCTGGTATTTGATACTGATCCTGCCAATGACAGAGGAGGCACCAGTGCCGATGCCAAAGATACGGGCGTATCAACGTCCGAAAGCCAGCGTAAAAAGTAATTCATGGTTCCGCATGAAGGCCAGCGCCAACAATGAAGCGGATATCTATATCTATGATGAAATTGGTTATTGGGGAGTAACGGCCAAACAGTTTGTTAACGATCTTAAAGCGCTGGGTGATGTCAGCCACATTAACCTTCACATTAATTCGCCTGGTGGCGATGTCTTTGATGGCATCGCCATTTTTAATGCTCTGAAACATCACGGCGCCGCGATCACCGTTCACATCGATGGCCTGGCCGCCTCCATGGCTTCTGTCATCGCAATGGTGGGAAACCCGGTCATCATGCCGGAAAACACCATGATGATGATCCATAAGCCGTGGGGCTTTGCTGGCGGCGATGCCAACGATATGCGCGACTACGCTGATTTACTGGACAAAGTTGAATCGGTGCTGATCCCCGCCTACGCAGCAAAAACCGGAAAAACCGCTGATGAGATTGCGGCAATGCTGGAAGACGAAACCTGGCTTGACGGCGCTGAATGCCTTGCCATGGGTTTTGCAGACCAGGTGATCCCATCCCTTCAGGCCATGGCCTGTATCCATTCAAAACGTATTGAGGAATTTGAAAAAATGCCAAACAGCATTCGTAACATGGTCACCCCGCCGCGTAACTCCAC